CGGATTGTCGCCGGGCTGCAGTTCGCTGGTGGGCGCAAACATGGTGCGGTCCCAGACCGGGCTGGCGTTCTCGTTGCGAGCATCCACGTTCGCGTAATGCGAAATCTGAATCAGCGTCTGCTCCTTATCGCAACGCATCAGCGTGATGCGGGCATAGGTGTCGGCCATGGGAATGCCGATGTTGGTCTGAGCCAGGGAAGAGGTTAGAGCCATGATCAGTAGGTCATCTCCGTGGTGTCGATGCGGCAGACCCATCGGATTGTGGTGGCTGCAGCGCCAGTGACGGTCACAGCAATGCCACCGTTGGTGGTGTCGGCGGTGACGGCAACAACCCAAGAATTGGAAGCGCCATCGTTGTGCGTCCTAGTGACTGTAGGCGTGCCAACCATTACGGTCGATGCTGCGTTAGCGCCACGCTTGATAGCGCCGCCAATAGTCCAGCGTGCGGTGGCGCCTGCTGCCGTGACGCCTGCGATCACCTCGCCGCTGAAGCTGTAGGCGCTGTTATTCGGCAGGATGACTTGGTTGGTGGTGCTGGCGGCGCTGGTGTCGCTGGCGAGGACTGTTGCAGTGGCGTCGGTAGTTTGGCGGCCTAGCAGGAGGAGGGCGGATTGACTTACACCTGATGCGTCTGCAACCGGAATACTGCAAGCAGGAAAAACATGATATCCAATAATTGATCTTCCATTGCCTCGCCTACCTCCGCTAATAAAGGTATAAGCAGCGCTGGTAAAATTAGTTTGTCCGCCGCCGACAAAAGAATAGGCGCCACTGCTTGTGTTGTTTTGGCCTCCGCAAACAGTGCTATTAGTTGCAGTTGCGCTTAGATTTTGCCCTCCGCCCACAAACGAATACGCCCCACTCGCCGTATTGCCACTGCCCCCACACACCGCAGCGTGCGAGCTGGTTTGGGCGGCGTTGCTCTGGCCGCCGCCGACGAAGCTGTAAGAGCTGGAGGCGATGTTGCTGGCGCCGCCTACAAGTGCAGCGTAGGATCCAGTTGTTCGGTTGTCATAACCTCCCCCAAGAAATGTATTGAATGTCGTTCCGTATGTGTGGTCTTGGCCACCGCAAACAACGCTATAATTGCCATTTGCAATGTTATTCTGACCGCCACCTATAAAAGAATAGGAACCAGAGGCGACATACGTGCTTCCTGTACGAAATTTTTGCAAATCAGTTGCATAGATTCCGCGTTTATCGCCGCCGCTGCTTGTTCCATCCGGCACCTGAGCGAGCGTTGCACCCGTGCCCTTGGCGACTAGCGCGATGTCAGCGTTAGCCACACCAACTGGCGCTTCGCTGATCGCCGTCACCGGCACCGTGCTATTCACCCCGCTGTTGAACAGCCGCGCCACCAACCGCAGCGACGATGACGCCCAGCCAACTGGGTTTACGTTCATGTCAGGTCACCCCCGAATGCAGTGACGCGCACGGTGCCGGTGGTTGGCTGCACAGTGATCGTTGCGCCAAGCTTCCATGATGCGCTTGGCAGCACAAGATCCGTGTAGGCGGTTACCAGGCGGTAAGCCTTGGCGGTATTGCTGCCAGTGGTGGCGCTGATCGTGATCTGATCGAACAGATCCCACTGCGTCCCATCCCACAGGAAGATGTTCACCAGTGCCGCAACGGTCGTCGCGGTGCCTTGCACGTTGATACTCAGCACACGAGTGCCAGCGCTGACGCCAGTGATCAGATCAGTGATCGTGCCGGTGCCATCCGTTGCGGTGTTGCTGCTACTTAAGGAAACGCGCCCGATGCGCGGAGTGGAGATAAAAGCGGGTGAGGCAGCCATGGCTTAGATGCAGTTCTGGTTGAGATAGAGGTTGTCACCGACGGAGCTGCCTCCGCCGCCACCACCTGCTGTTGCCCACGACAGCACACCAGATCCATTGGTGCTCAGCACTTGACCGCTGGTGCCATCAGCAGAAGGCAGTGTCCAGATGCGGTTGGTAGTGATGGTGGCAGGAGCCTTGAAGCCGACATAAGCGGATGAGTCCGCATCAGCCAGCCGCAGCTCGCGTTGCGCGTTGAGCGTTATGTCGGTTTCAAAAGCCCGTGCCATCAGCCGATCACCACCACGCGGTAAGCATTAACGCCAGGCGCTGTTGCAAACACCAGCGTTGCAGTGGTTGTGGTGGGGCGATACACATCCACTTCAACGTCGTCGTAGTTGCCGGAGTTGGGGAACACGCGGATGATCACGTCGCGGGTGTTCAAGCTATGCGTGATCGTATAGCTGGTGGCGCTGCCGTCGCCCACGTTGGTGCTGTACTTTTTGATCCGCCCGGACCACGTAGCCAGCTTCAGCGGCGTGACGATGCGAAGGTCGTCGGTGCCAGCATCAACTTCGGCCTGCGTGGCAATCTCGGCAATACCAGGAGTCGTCTCGCTAGCGGCAGGTGCTGCAGCGGCAAACGATGTCCAGATGACATTGCTGCTGTCGATCGTGCCGTTGACCTGCGTCTGACGCCAAGTGGTGCCAGCGTCGGTGCCTTCCTCGACGGTGATGATCGCCTGCTCAAGCTCGGCAAAGGTGCTGGCATCAAGCGAGCGGGTCATGGCGACTGCAGCGCCATTCCACACATAAATGCCGTTCTGGCTTTGCGTGGATTGGTTGCGCACCAGCACCCGATCTTGGGATGCCATGGTCACGCCATCAATCGTGGCGCCAGGGCTGGTCAGGTTGATGCTGCTTTGCGTGCCAACGCGAGCGCTGTCCTTCCATGCCAGGCCCTCAACAGCAGAGTCCACATAGGACTTGGGCACTGCATCGCCCGATGCAGTTGGCGTCGGGACATTGATGACCTTTGAGACGCTTTGCAGGTCAAGGTCAGTAAAAAACTTGCGAGCCATGTCAGATCAGGCGAGCGAGGCCAGCGGATGCTGGGTTCAGTGTAACAACGGTTTGGTTGTCGCTTGGGTGCGAAACATCACCGTCAATCTCTTGGCTGCCGCTGTCAAGTAATTCAACAGATGGTTTATAACCAAGATTGTGATTTATGGTCCATGTTGTTGCTGGCGCAGTTTGCTGATAGACAAACGCAGTACCACCGGCTGGTCCTTGCGGACCCTCCGTGACTGCAGTAACCGTGCTGGTAACGGGTACGGTGACAACAGTGCTGCTGCCGTTTTCAGTGACGGTGACCGTGTTAGTTACAGAACTGACATTGACTGTCGTCATGCGGTGTAGCCCTCGCTGACGTAGATAATGCCTTCGAGGTAATACTCCTTCAGGCCACTTGGATTAGTCAGCAATACGTCGTAATACGCCTCATTGGGCAGCGTTGCGGTCTGGTCATCAGTTAGCGCAATGGCAACTGTTCCAGTGCTGCGGTTGGTGTAGGTAACGGTGAAGTCGCCGTATTTGGTGGTGCGGCCTTGATTCCAAGCTTGAGCGGCAACGGTCCAGCCGGTCAAGTTGATGGCAGCATCGGTGCTGTCCTTGAACTGCAGCGTGATGCTGTAATCCGCCCGGCGCTGCAGGCTGATGTTGTAGGTGCCGGGTGAAATTGCCATGATCAGCTCAGGCCAAACAGCTCTTTCAATTCTGCAACCGTCAAGCCAGCAGCTTCCAGCTTCTGCTCAGTGGTGAGTACTGGGGTGGGTTCAGGTTCAGGGGCGGGCAAGGGGGTGTTGCCTTCAGCGAGCCACGCCTGGTAGGCGGCGTAGTCGGTGTTGGCGGGGTCGGGTGAGATCCACAGCTCGTCGGAAAGACGAAGGATCATGTTGCTGTGCGTCAGTTGGTAGGACATGGATCAAAGCTCCGCAGACCAAGTGAGAGATCCTGTGGCCAAGAAGTAATAAGCGTCCAAATTGGCCGTATTGCTTAAAGCAATCAAAGTTAAGTGTCGTCTTGTTGTTGTGGCATTTGAGAACGCACTGGAGTTGGCAGAGCTAAAAGTTGCTCCTGTGGCTGAAAAATTAGGGGCAATTCTCATGAGCACAGGAAACTCGTGAACAATAGGATGATATGTTGTTGCCGAAACTGTTCCAGCCCTTCCGTAAAAATCATTGCTTTGGCTGGTTTGATAGTAATACCTCTGACACAACGCCAGCTCCTGCCCGTAGTTGCGTCGTTCAAACGGGGTGGCGACGGTGCCGGGCTCTAGCTGCACATCAGTGATATAAAGGAAATCGCCAAGAGTGGTGTCCGTCACATCAGACCAGATGAATACAATGATATTGCTAGTGCTAGCCGTATCAATGTTTGCGGACAGCGAATAAGTGGCGTAGCTTGTTGTGACGCTTAAATTCGCAGGCGTATTCTCGTAGGTGGCATTAGCAATCAGCGTTGGATTGGTGCCTTCTGCACCCCATGCGCTAATGATGTCGCTAGTTACGGTATCAGCAGTGCCGGACCACGCAATAATTGCAGCCTTTACGTTATCCAGCTTGGTAGTAGAGCTGACTTTCGCCTTGAAGCTCAGAGTGACATTGCCGCCGGTTAGCCCGACGCAGTTGACGTTTTCAATAATCTGGGCAATGCCGAACTTCTTGTTAATTGTCTCAACATCAAGTGCAATGGCGTATTTCTGATTGGTCGGTACTGTCGATGTTTCTTGCGTTACGTCAATAGCATCATTGCCATCGCTGAGGATGTACCAGCGGTCTAGCGTATAGGTGTCGTCATTATTTGCACCGCTTACAAAGCTTATACCGCGCTGCGCAACGGAAAAGTCACCGTTGATGATGCGGTTGCGAGTGCCAGCAAGCGGCCCGCCGTTGAGGTTCTTGACCTGCACCTGATCAGTGCCAGCGTCAATCTTGAACAGGTTCGGCTCGGTGTCGCCTTCAATTCTGAGGTCAACGTCAGCGCCGCCATCGTTGAATACCACCTCAGTGGCACCGTTGAAGTTGACGCGCTGAACGCCAGCGGTGGCAATGGCTACTTGATCGGTGCCGGGGCTGTAGAGACCGGTATCGGTGCCGCTGTCCTTGAAATACAGCGACGGTGCAGCAGCGGTGCCGTTCTCCAGTGCGATCGTTGTCCACTCGCCATCGAGCTGATACAGCGTGATCCAGCCGCTGTTAGCTGCGTTGCGGATCTTGTAGAGGCCAGTTGCCGTGTCCGCCCACGTCATGTAGGCGACGGTTTCAGGCGGTGCAGTGGCGCTGCTGTTTTGCGAAAACAGTGCCAGCAGTGCGTCGTTCAGGTCAGCGCGTACAGCCGAACCACTGCCGTTTGGGATTATGTCCGTGCCCGTCCAGTCGTACGTGGCCATGGATTATGCGCCTTTACCGTATCCTACCGCTGACCACGCAAACAGGCGATCAACTGCAGTGCCACTGCTATTGCGGAAGGTCACATCAAAACCGCTGCTGCTTACGTTGGTCACGTTGAAGTAGTCGCCGGATTGCAGGTTTTGAGCGGTGATGCCGATGGACGGCAAGATGCTGTTGACGCCTCCGAGTGCCGCCGTTCCGGTCCAGAACGGATTGGCAAACGCAACGCTCTTGGTGCCAGCACCGCTTGATTCGGCCACCACTGAGCTTTCAATGCGCCGCTGAAACGATGCTTTGTAGCCCAGCTCATAACAGGCAAACGCCTGCGACAACGTAAAGGCTGAGGCATCCAGCTTGAACTGGAAGGCTCGCGCAGTGAAGGTGCCGTTGCCAAATTCTTGATAATCACTCCACGCTGGTGATCCAGTGGGGTTGTCGTCGGTTGTACGTACGCAGACCTTGGAATTCACCTGATCAGCCACTGCACCTTCAAAGTCAACCCATGTGTCGATCAGGTCGGTGCGTTCATCAATCAGATCAGATGGGTAGAAGCCGCCAGCAACAAGATGACGCCGCAAGTCCAGTGAATACTTAGCGCCAAGATCTAGCACTTCATTGAATACATATGTGCCGGTCTCTGCAATGTCACCGTAATAGTCGAGATCAACTAATAGATCAAAGTCTGTAATCGTGTCGAATAAGCCTGTGCCGCCCAGCGTGATGGCGTCATATTCGACGCTATAAAACAGGTTGGTGAACTCACCTTGAAACGGTGGATCTGTTGTGTCTTCGCGTTTGCTTTGAACCAAAAAGGCGCTAAGTGGATCGGGCAGGTCAACAACAACACTGGCTTCAGCGATGCTTTGCTTGCCGCTGCTGTCTTCAAACTTGACGAGGTATTCACCCTCGACCATTGGCACGATCGCCTCAGTGCTGTAGCCAGGCACTGCAGGGATAAGATCCTGCGAATTAGTCCATGTACCAGTGCCGTCTGTGATGCTGGTGTGGCGGATGTGAACGCGACCGCCGATCTTCACGTCAAGATCAGTCGAGGCATCCCAACGCAAGCGTGCAGAGTTGGCACTGATTTGCTCAATCGTTAGATTCTGCACATTGGCAGGCTCGACTAGCTTGCCGCGTGCTGATACATCCAGACGCGCTGGTTGCGCTGATGGCCGCAAGCCTGGATTAACGCCATAGATCAATACTTCATAGTCGCCAGGTGTGGTGTCATAGATGACGTATTCCTGTGTTGTGACGTAATTCTGCGCCCAGTTGCCATCTGCTCTTCGCCATTGCACAAGGTATTGCACTGCGTTGGTGCGTCCGTCTTCATCAATGGACGCGAGCCAGTTGATGATGAGCTTGGATAGCACTTGCCCAGCTTCCTCGTACAACACCTCTTGGAATGTCGGCGCACGTGGTGTACTGGCCGGCTTGTTCAGATCAGTGATGTCGCGTTCTTCTAGTGCTGTGCCGCGTTCGATGTAGTCGTACTTGCTGGCGTTATAAGCAATAGCGCTGATGGCGTAGTTGCTGCCGTCTTGCTCTTGAACGGTGAGCACACGCCACGTTGATGTTTGGATGGCGCTGGTTTGATAAATCCAGACGCTGTTAGCGTTGGGGGCTGTCGAAAATGCCGACGACACAGTGATCACATCACCGGCAATGGTTGTGATGGAACGTGTCTGGACGCTGCCATCAGGCATGATCACCGACAACTCAGCACCTGCTGCTGTCAGCCCGGTAGCGTCATCCACCGTGATGGCTGTGGTCGTTGCAGCGGAGATGCGGCCACCGCGTCGTGCGCCAGCTCGTACGGGATCGGCTACCTCGATGATTTGCCCAGGCCGCACCAGCACGCCAGCATCAATCGAGGCAGTGAAGCTGATGATTTCGCTCTCGTAGCGCTCCGAGTACAACAGCCATTCGCCGATACGATACGCCTGCCCGCGACTGGTGCAGGCAAAGGCGCTGATTTCGGTCTTGACGACGCCGTATTTCTGGATGGCTTCGGCGTCTTCTACGACTTCGTAGGCAATATCCCGGCTGTTGAGATCGAGGTAACTTACGACGCAAACCGTAGGGCGAGTCTTGCGGCTGCCGCCTTGATAGCTGAAACCCTCCTCAGTGACATTCGCCAGCGTGAACAGATAGGCGGTATCAGCGGGCTTGTCTTGGCTGATCGTGAGTGCGCCAGTGCTCCAATACGGCATACAGCGCATAACGCTGCACATGTCGTTGATCAGCTTGTAAGCGTCTTCTGCGGTTTGGATGTTGACGTTGCAGGAGAAGCGCGGCTCTTGTCCGCCGAAGCCGTCAGGTACTAGCTCGGAGCAATACTGGCTGGCAGCGTAGAAGGCGAACTTATCAAGCTGCGCAGCTTCAATGTGATCACCAAAGCCATAGCGCGTTGATGTCAGCAAGTCCCACAAGATCCATGCCGGGTCGCTGCACCATTGCGCTGCGCCGAATGTGCCGTTCCAGATGCCGGCGTAGATCAGCCTGCCGGTGACGCTATCAACGGTGGCATTATTTGGGATGCGTACTTTGATGCCACGGATCAGGTACGACCGTGATGGGATGCGGTTGAACTGCTCGGCATCAATGCGCGTCCAAACCAGAGCACTATTGGGATAGCGCAGTTTGGCGTAGATGATTTCGGTATAGCTAGTCCAGCTGAAGGCGTTGACTACTTTTGGATCAGTACTATCTGGCCGATCGCGCTCAACCTTGATGTCGATCGGGTAGACGCTGGCAAGGTTGATGAAGTAGTCGCGCTGATAGGCATCACCAGTGCGTCCGCTGATTGTGTCGGCAATTACCTCTTGGTAGCCGCCGCCGTTGTACTGCACGTAAATGCGCAGGCCCACTTGCGAGCCAAGCACATCGCCTTCATTGGTGAAGGTTTGCAGTTGCGGCACTGTGATCGTGATGCGTGCGGCATTAACGCTGGTGTCAGTGATAGATCGAACAACAGGTGATGCGTATTGCACTTCAACGCCTACCGCCTTTTCGTCCTCTACGTCAGATGTGCCAGGGATGTACGTCTGATTCTGCGTACCGTTGCGCGTGGCAATAGAGACGTTCTGGAAGTTGTATGTACCGTCTGCATTTTGCAGTGGCGTGTTATCAATGAAAATAGATTGATAGCCGTTCTTCAGTCCTTCAATCTCGCCTTCGCTAATCAGATCGAGGACTTGCGCGTATTGCTTGGAATTAAGGCTGTCGGTTTCAGTTGTAGGCGTGCGTGGTGCGGGTTGCGATTGCGCACCACCGCCTTTACCACCGCCGCCACCAGCGCCGTAGATGCGTGCCATCAGCCGTACACCTCTACGGTGTCAATACCGGCCGAGATGGTGACAGAGCCAACCAAGGTCTCGCCATAGACGATTGGCACGGGTGTGCCTTGCCTGCTGGTGTTTTGGATGCCGCTGAAGCTGTAGCTTTTGCGGGGATCGTTGTTGTCTTGTGGTGTGCCGGGTTGGTTGATCTTTGGTGTGGGAGTGAGCAGTCCAGCGACGCCGCCGAGCACAAGGCTCACGCCAATACCAGCCAGAACAGTGCTGACTGCGACAGGCGCAGCAAGACCAAGCAATCCGATAGTTGCACCGCCAGTGAAAAATGCACCGGCAATCAATGCAGCCCCAATCAAAATACGCCCCACATTGCCACCAGCACCCACTAGCACCGGCACGATCTTGATCTCTTGCTGCCCCGCTGGATCATGCAGCTCATCCATGGTTAGTGCATATTTCCCCACACTGACGCGGTAGTGCTGATCCGCCATGTGCTTTTCAAGCTGCGGGAAGTTCACCACTAGAAACCGCACCGCCTCAGCGGCGTTGGCAACGTCCGCCTCAAACACACGCTGGCCAAGGAACTTGGCAAGTCGTCCATATACCCGGATCTTCCGCAGCATGATGCGACTCAGCCTCCACCCATGGTAACGAAGTCGGGATGGCGCAGCCTATGGCCAGTGCATTTCTGAAGCCAGCCGCCACCGCCGTACAGATCACGACTGCTGAGTCGTCCGCGCAAGTGGTGAAGCACCATTCCGTCACCGATGTAGACGCCGCAGTGGTTCAAGCCGCTGCCTGAAATGTTCATCAGCAGGAAGTCGCCTTTTTGCAGCTCTTGCTCCTCTTCCAGCTCGCGAAAGCCAGCCTCGCGCCAGCAGTCATCGAACATTGGCGCCGCTTCAAACTGCTCTGGTGTTAGCGGTCGCTCCCAGTCGCGTAGGTGTAATCCGTGCTCGGCGTACCAATCACGCGCCAGCGTCCAGCAGTCGCTGATGCCCCAGGTCCATTGCCTGCCGATGAGTGGAGCGCGGTAGCCGCTTGGTTGGCATTCGCCCCATCCGCCGGTCTTTGGATTCCAGATGTACCACGGTAGACCGCTTGCCTCGCAGGCCATTAGATCCGGCTGGCTTGGCGTTGGTGGCGTGCTTGGATGCGAGTGGAACACCGCGACGATTTCGCCGGCATCTTCGGCGGCTGCGTAGTCGGCAGGATCGAGGATGAACTGATCGCTGCCGCTGCTGAGGTTGCGACATGGCCAGTAGCGTTCGCGGCCTTTGACCACCACCACAAGCCCGCACGCCTCACGCGGTATATCACCACGTGCATGATCCATTGCGGCGTGCTTCCAGGTCATCCGCTAAAGGCTCCGATGCCGGGGTAGCTGCCAAATGGCAGTTCAGCCGTAGCGCCAAAGTGCGCTTTGCAGTCAGTCAGTGTTTTGAGGCAGGTCGGCAGCCCGCCGCTGTAGCCACATTCGGTTGACTTGTATACCCACTGGCAGATGTTGGCGATGCATTGCCGTTTAGGTGCGCTGACGCCAGCAAGGTCAAAAGCGGCCGCAAGCTCAAACTCGACTACCTCGCGGTTTTCGATGGTTTTGCGATCGACGTAGTAGATCTCACGCGGAAACTCCGCCGTAGGGTCGGGACTGTAGGGGCTAGTGCCACCAGGGAAGTTTGCTGCGTCGATATAGCGTGCCAGCGTGCGGATGCGCGTAAATTTGGCACCCTCCAGTCCATCCGGCAGTGTCAACAGCAGGGCCGTGATGGTGCTGAGGATGTTGCTGACGCGGATCTTGGGACGTGGGAGCTGACCATTGCCGCTGTATTCAAACCCATCAGCCTCGACGGGAAAACGCTGATAGTTGTTGCCGTTCCACACCACCTCGCCATTGTTGTTGAGGCTGGTGCCAGCGTGGAAACGGTAGGTGTCGTTTGCGCCGTGTTGGGCAGTATTCAGCTCCAGCTCGAACAGCTCGATGATCGCGCCGGGGGCTATCTCCTGTAGGGCTGAGACGGGTACGGTCATGGCTCGAACACCCTTCGCAGCGTCATTTGAAGATCGTTATTATTGTGATTATTATACGTTGTACTCCATTCCGCGCAAACGTACTTGCCTGTCGCAGCGGTCAGTGGGTCAGTCCATGTAAATGCAGTGCTGCCGCGTGCTTGACGCAGGAATGTTCGAATCGCATCACGTTCTGCATTGGTGCGATTGCGAAACTGCAAATTCCAGGTTTCAGTTTGAGCGTTAAGGCCAAATTTTAAGCGTTTGGTATAACCCTCTCCAAATTGAAATGTTTGCGCATTTGATTGATAATTTTGATCGGCAGTGAAATCTGGGACCCAAGTAAAAGTGGTTGCGACGCCAGCAGGAGTAGCGATGTTTGTTTGTCCGGGCTCGTAACGAAGCTCGAATTCCGCCTCAACTGTTCTGTAATTGCACGACTCAAGCCGTGCATTCCAATTTGTACAAATAAACTGCGCGGTTTCATTGAAAGGCGTCGTCCACTCAAACGTCTCAAGCCCATCGCGTGCTTTAAGAAACGCAATAATTCCCGCGATATCAGATGTACTGCGATTACTAAAACTAAGATTCCACGTATCGCGAAACGGATTGATGCCAAACGTAATGCGCTGCTCATAGGCACCAAGCCGCGTCTGACTTGCGCGCGGCTGGGAGCTTTCGCTTGCAGGTCGATCAGGTGTGTAAGTAAAAGTAGCCATCAGGCAAGCAAGCCTCCGGGACGCTTTTGCTTAATCAGCTCAGCCTGAACCGCAACGGCAACAGCGCGGCCAAGCTGCTGACCTTGGTTGTTGTCGCCTTGAACCTTGGTGCCTTGCGCATCAACGTTCACAGTCACCGCAACGGAACCACCACCCGCAACGCCAAGCTTGCCATCGCGACCACGCTTCAGCGGAATAATTGCTTCAGGGCCAGCTTCACCCATCAAGCCGAAGCGTCCAGCACCACCGTCGGCATAGCGGAACAGCGTCGGCTTGTTGACGATGCCGCCCATGGCGAAGGGTTGGATGCCGTTTTTAGCAAAGGCCATGCCGTTGGCGGCGACAGCAGCGACTGGAATAGTCCCACCGCCAGGCGTGGGGAAGAGCTTGCCAATAGCTGAAATCGCTTGATTGATCACATAAATTTGAATCAATTGGCGGGCAATATCCTGCAATACGGTCGCCGCAATTTGGCGGAGACTGTTACTCCAGTTCTCAGTGCCATTAATTAAGAGATCAAATGACTGAGCGAATCCCTGTTGTAATGGGTTCAAAACCGCATCTTTGAGCTGCTGCGCGTCTTGAATCGCTTTGTTGCGCTGTTCATTTTGAATTGCAAGTTGCTGATTTTGCTTATTAAGGATGTCTAGATTTTGAAGCTCAAGATTATATTGCTCACTTACTGCGTCAGCATTTTGACCTTGGTTGATAAGCGCTTGAGCCTGAACCTGCAATCGACGTTTCTGCGTCTCGTAGGACTGCTGCAAAGTCGTCAGCTCTCTGGCTATCGTCGGTTCGTGGCCTTCGCTTAGGTATTTGATCTGCAATTCAATTTCGCGAGTCTGATCCTGCAGTGTCTTGTAGGTATCTCGACTGGTTTGAGTGATTTCGGATAGGGCCCCGAATTGTTCTTGCAATTGATTTTGATTAACCTGTTGAATCTGCTGCTGAGCGCCTTGCCGTCTTAACTGCGAAGTAGGAGCGGCACTGGGAATCACTTGTGCAAGCGGACCAAGAGAGCCGATAGATGCGCTGGCAATACTTTCAAAATTGCTAGCTAAGCGCGAAATGCTAAATTCACGGACAGGTAGCGCACTTTGCCTGCCTTGAGTCTGCTGAGAGAGCTTCCGCAGGAGTTGTTCAAGATTTACATCAATTCGTTGAATTTGCTGTGGCACTTCATCTGCTTTAAGACCGCTATAAACTGGTCGGCCCCTAACGAACCCAGAAGGTTCACCAACTGGCTGCAGCCCAAACTGAGTTCGCTGCTGATTTAGACTGGTCCTTTGGAGAATTTGAGAAACAATTTGAGCGGCAAGAGTCAGTCGCTTTGCACCAGCGCCGCTGCCTTCTTCGATGATTTTTGCAGATGCTTTTGAGAAATCACGCTGAATTTCGCCGACACGTTTTGCGTAATTTTCGTTTGCCTCTGCAATTTGTTTTGCGGTATTTTTTTGGAAATCTGCAATTGTGCGTTGCTGAGTGAGCTCTTTATCAAGTAGATCTTCCTCGATCTTGATCCGATCCTCAGTGGCGCGCTGACTAATCTCTGCAGCTTTACGTTCAGCTTCAATAACCTCAGGATCTTCGCCAGCAGCAAGCCGACGCAAGCGATCTATCTCGCCAGCGCCGAACTCCATTTCACGACGAGTGCGTTCAATATCCCGTTCAATTTGACGCCGCTCATCGCCAAGCTGCCGCTCAATCTGCGCTGCTTGCTCAATCGCGTCTTTTCTGATTTTTGCAATTTGCTCTTCGCGTTGGCGGCGAGCATCAAGGAGCGACTCTTCTCGTTGCTCTACTGCTTGCAGGTATTGCTGGCCAAGCTTTTCCTGCTCAGCCTTGGTTTCGTCGTCTTGACGTTGCTTCCTTTCCTTATTTGTTTCTTTTTCAATTAGGCGAAGCTTGACAAGCGCCTCCTCAAGCACCTTCACCTCTTTGCTTGCTTTTGCAACTTCAGGCAAAAGATCAGCCATAAAGCCAAGACCCACACCCCCAAGATTTTGCCTTAATGTCCCTTCTCGAGTACCAGCTTCAAGGAGTTGTGTTTCAAGTTCACGGATTGACATCCCTCCGCTAAGCACCTGCTCTTGGTAGAAGCCAGCGCCAGGCTGAATAGCTCTTAGCTCGATCAACTTGTTAATTACGCGATCAATGCCACGGATTGAGCGAGCGGCGAAATCTTGAAAAGCAGCGCCACTGGGGCCAAGAGCATTACCAATGTTTTTCTGAAGATTTTTAAGAGCAAGATCCAAGCGCGCACCGGCTTGTTCGGGTGAGTCAGCGATGATTTGCGCAGTACGCCCGTATTTTTTGAGAGAGAATTCAACGAATTGAACGAACTGAGCCAGAGTAACTTCCCCGGACTGCAAGTCGGCATCAAGCTCCTTAGTGCTCTTGCCGCTTGATTCAGCGAACAAAGCAAAAGCACCCGCCAAACGCTCGCCAATTTGCCCCCGCAACTCTTCTGCGCTTACTTTGCCCTTGCTGAAGACCTGAGCGGCGGCAACGAGCGCTCCATTTACGTCCTGAATGCTGCCGCCAGTTGCAAGGACCGAAGCACTAAGCCCTTTGAAGGTGTTTTCAGCGTCCTTAATGGTGCCACCAGAACCAATAACAGCAGCGGACAGCTTGGTAAATTGTTGCGTGCTTTGCAGAATCGGGATATTAAACTGCTGCGAAGTTGATTCAATTGCCTTAAGCGCTGCTTTGTAATCCTCAAAGCTATAAACAACACCCTGAAGAGCGAGCTGCAGCCTGCGAATTTCTGCTGCATATTCAGCAGCGGCACCGGCTGCTTGCCTCAAGCCACCAAGCTGCGCACCAGCAGCAGCACCCGCAAACGCGCCGCCAACAGGTCCAAGCCCAGGAATCGCAAAACCAGCAGCAAAACCACCAAGGCCGCCGACAAAGCCTTCAGGACCGCCAAAAATACCGCCAGAGATAATTGCGCCAGCGGACTGAACCGCCTGGCCTGTTGTAAGGCGACGACGGCGAAGCTTATCGCGCGCTTCTAGGCGTCGATTGAAATCATTAAGTTCTTTCTTGTGAATTTGCTCCTGAAGGGAGTAAATTTCATCTGCTTGAGCTAGCGTTTTGTCAATTTCAATTTGATCATATTTTGCTTGAATTTGAGCCCTTTCAACTTTTGCGTTTTCATAGATGCGATTAACATCATCCAACGCACGATCAATAGACTCCTGAGCGCGGCGCCCCATTTCAGGGAACGGCTGCGGGCCGATTGGAGTGGGATAGGCCGCCTCATCAACACGGATCCGGCCTGGCGTGCGCGCGCCCGCAGCAATCATCGCTCCGGTGACCGGATCGCGATAGCCACCTACGCCAGGGGCGAGCGGACCTTGAGTGCTGTAATACTCCTGAATACCAGCCAGCTTTTCGGCCCTTCTTTCCGCGCCTGTTTGGGCAATATCTAATTGCTTGAATGCTTCAGCCGTACCCGTGATTTCACGACGAAGTTCGCGCTGAACTTCAGCTATTCGATTTGAAACATCAACATATGCGCTACTGCTTCGATTGGTGTTTAGCAAGCGTTCAGAAAGCTCTGCCAGCTCTTGGTTCAATGCGGCTGTAGTGTTAGGTAAATCGCCGAATTCTTTTGCCGCATTCCTAAAGTCAAACAAAAGCGGATCTTCAAAAGCTGCTGCGCCAGCGCGAACGCCTTCTCGACCAGTCCGAACTGACTGCTCGTACATGAGCTGCCTTTGTTGAGCAAGGGCGCGATTAAGTCTTTCCTCCGCTTCGGCGCGCTTTTCTTTATTATACGTTAATTCGCGTTCCCGCTTTCCGAGTAGATCAATGCTGTCTACGATTCCTCGTTGCTCTTCAATCAAAGACTTAAGGTCTTGAAGCTGTTTGCGCGCACCAGCAGAAGTAGAAGCAAGCGCTTGGCCAAGAACACGAGCGAAGGCGCGACTAGTCTGAGTCGTTTGGGTCTCAGCTTGCTGTAAACGCGCGGTCAACGCGGCAATATCGCGCCCAAGATCGTTGAATACAGAGCCGGTGATTGTTGCCTCACCGCGCAGCCGACCAAGATCCGTGATGTAGGACCTAAGAGACTGCTGTGATTGATTTGCGCCTGCCGCAACAGATAAAATGCTTTGCCTTAATACTTGAATCTCACCATCAGTGCGGCGAGAAGCCTGACGAAACCTTTCAATATCGCCAGCAAGCTCAGCCCAAGCAGTAGAACCGCGCTCCGTCTGAGACTGAAGCCCTCTCAGCGCTTCAATCTGACCTTTAATTACCTGCTCAGTATTCCTGCCTTCTCGACCGAAAGCGATAATGCTCTCACGAGCACGTTCAATTGTTGCAGCGCTAGGACCAAGCGACTTCTCAAGCTCGCGAAACGAACTCTTCAGCTTGTCCAGGCCCTGAAGACCTTGGATGCCAAGCCTGACAAGAATTTCGCTGACTTGCTTGCTAGCCATCCGAGCCCTTAGCCAATTCGCTTAATGCTGCGGCCTCCATTATCCGAAGACCTTCAAGCATCTCGCGGCGATTGTCCACATTGTAGAGGTCGAACAACCCGCCAGCACACAGCAGCACGTCATATCGCAACCCCATATAGCCAGCCATTGTGGTCGTCCACTGCGTTTGCATGCGCAGGAACATCATCACAATATCCCAGTTCTCGTCCCATACTTCAAAATCAGCCGACTCCTCCTTCGGCTGCTCGGGGAGGACAATGCCAAATGCAGCAGCGTCCTCGCCCGATTTATCTTCTACCCTCTTGCTGCCGCCTGCCCAGTAGACGGCAGCATCCTTTAGTTTCCCTGGCGGCCGCCTTCAAATGTCTCGGTATAAGCCTTCAGCACACCGCGAATCCAATAAGGATCATCGGTGAATTCGCGCATAGCCTCGATGGAGAACGGAACTTCCTTGCCGTCCTCATCAAGAATGCCCTCCCATCCAACCATGATCACTTTCAGAAGGTCAAGCTCGCCCTTTTCGCCAAGCTTCTGAAATTCCTTGCGGCCTACACGCTTAAATTTGGCGTCAAAGGTGGCCGTATCAAAAGTGCCGCCATCAGCGGGCTCTTCGATCGATACAGGCCAGCTAAAAATCTTGACCTTTTTGCGGACAAATGCCATGCGTAATGCACGCGATACTCAAACAGCATACACCCAATAAAAAAGGGCCGCATTAGCGGCCCCCTCATCCGTCTGTCCAACCGATCAAGTGTAGACCAGACTGAACTCATCGTTACCTGAAGTGCTGGGCACACAGGTGTACGGGATGTTCAGCATGTGGATGCCGTCTTGATCGCTGTAGCTCACATCGCCAATATCGACTCGGGTGGAGGCGAAATCAATGATGTTGCCAGCGGTCTGACCATGCTGGAACAACAGGTTGCCAAGAGTACCGTCGCTAAGGGCGGCGGTGAAGTAGTTCTTGGTTGCCATGGTCACAGCTTCCAGAGTCACGCTGCCAGTAGCGGCGCGATCAGTCAGCAGCACTTCCTTAGTGCAGCCAACCAGCTCGCGGTACACGAGCGAGTTGCCCACATCAAACGACACAGACTGAAGACAACCGGCATAAGACAGCAGTTGGAAGTCAGTCGTATTGCCGTTCTTGAAAACAAGAGGCGTCGCCTGATTGCCGTAAGTCACCGCAGGCAGTGCCGTGTCGGTCGGTGTGTTGTAGATGCCAGTGAAGGTGAAATCGATTGAGGGGATTTCGCCAACAGCGCCGTTGATCGTGAAGGTGCCGCGAGCACCGGTCACCTTGTGCAGCACACCATCAATGTTGTAGTAGATGGTGCAGCTACCAAAGCTGCTGGACACAGGAGCATAAGTGACGCTAGTAGCAGCCACAACGGTCTGGCTCATGCCACAAGCAAGCAGGGCCTTGCCATAGCGAGGAGCGGTGCCAGCGGTGCCAGAACCTGCAAGCTCAACGCTGAAGGTGCATTCAACGCGAGTGTTAGCTAGCAACTGCTCAGAAGCGCCCAAATAAGGACGCACCAAGTCACGGCCTACAACGTCACTCTGCAGCGGAGTGATGTTCAGATCGCGAACCAGAACGGCGTCCGCTCCGTCCGGAGTCGGATCCGTGCCGTAAGTCGTCTCCGTCTCCAGAAGAATCAGACGTTTCCGAGTTAGAAGGGGCATTGGAAATTACCTCTTGTGGAACAGGTGGCAGCGTCCGCTCAACGAGAGTGCGGATGCCTGTCTCGGGGTCAAGGATGTACGAGCCACCTTGCCCTTGAAACTCATCAATCACTGTAAATCGGGTGACTTATCAGACTCTAGGCCGCCAAACTCGCAACGCTTGTTCGGTATTGAACAATATAATCGTTAAAAATTACACCGGCAGGCTGGTCTGAGTCGAACATATTAAATGTCACCTCATCCGGCTGCACATCAATCGCATAGCCACCCAGTGTTAGGTCAGCAACCATACGCGAGTGCATGTTTTCAATAATTGGATCCGCAAGCTCATCAGGCGTGTCACCACGCACGATCACACTCACTCGCACGCGCATCTGCCAGTCCAAAGTCGGCAAGCTCGTATTCTGAGCCGGCGTGTCACTAATAGCCTCAATAACAATCGCCGGTGATTCAGCGCGCTGAACCGCCGTTACACGACTGCGATACACACGGCCATCAACGCCGTGCGTAGGAGTGAGCTTATCCTTAATGACGCGCAAAATGCGCTCACGCTTAGTTGTCATTGAATCCTCGCTTTGGAAGCGGACCAAACGCGCCAGGGTCGACCTGCTTGGTCACAATTGATTTTGCTCGATAATAAATGTAGCTATCCGTCTTTCCAGCCTGTTCCAATGCTTGCATGACCTTGACCCAATTCCTAAAAGTGTCTCGGTCCATACTTGTCATGCCTTCACTTCTATTGCGCTTATCCGCCCGCGCTGGAAACTGATCGATGTCGTATCACTGTGATTGGCCACAAACAGTGCGACCTCGTCCGCATTGGCAAGTTCAACCATCCAAAAGCAAAAAAGCTTTGTAATTTGCGCACCAGAGCCGGTAAACGCCCGACACTCCGACTGAGAAATCACTGTGCCATTTTTAGCCAGACTGATTCCCAGCGTGTGATTATTTCCTGCGGTGGCATCCATGCTTGCCATTACCTGAAATAATTTGGTTGCTCCGCTATTGTTTTTCAAACCAAAAGTATTTGAGGTGCCAAGAATTACCTGATAAGCAGTAGCAGAATCTAGTGTTGCCGTCAATCCAGTGCTCTGATACGTGCCAGCGGCAGCAATTGCAATCGTCCCGCTGGTCATCTTGCTTGCTTGCCCGCGAGCAAGTACACCTTCGGTGTAATACGGCAAAGCAGACCATGCGCTTACGCCGTTGCCGACCTTGTATTTGCGCGTGTCAGTCTCGAGACCAACCTCGCCTTCAAGCAAAATTGGATTTTCTGCGGTCCACAATGCTGCGCTGCCATTGCGCAATTTGAACCTAGTAACCGTGTCAGTCATGGCGTACCGCCGTCGAGAACATTGCTGTCGACATAAACGGTCCCAGGACCGCCTCCATCAAGGATAACTAGGCTCTCTGTATCGACTCCATCGCCATCAAGCACCACAGGCGATACCGGGGCCAATGCAGGTGTTGCACTGCGCTGCAGCATCACATCACAAAACTTTCCATCATCAAGCGGCTCAACATTGCGCACTGTGTATGGCAGCCCGTCCACATTGACGCCAGTGCCATACTGCAAATCACCGAACAAGCTCGCTAAGCAAGTGACCTTGTAGTCAGTTGTCATGACCACGCCATCAGCGATCATCTCGCTCGGCATATCCAAAATTCCCAGTCCACTCGCAGACCCAGCCGAAATCGGAACGCCGAAATCAGCGAGAAATACGCTTAGGTCTTCGGTGAATGCCATGTAAACAGCATAAAGCCCCAGGTCGCCGAAGCAACCCAGGGCCAGTGCAATACAGCTATCAGCCGTACTTCTTCACGCCAACGCCATTGATGGAGTAAGTGTGAGTAGAGGTCGAGGTGGTCGACACAGCCTTGATCCAACGCTTGGCAGCGCCCTTAGGGAACACCAGGTACTGCTTGGAAGCAGAAGTGCTCACCTGGGTAAAGGCCACAGCCGAAGAAGCAACTTCAGAGCCACCGCGATAGAAAGCAGTGGTCACATCGCTGTAGCTGCCACCAGAGGTGTCGCTCGACTGAATCTTCACGTCCAAGGTTGAAGTGCCGCCAGCCTCAACATCAAGAATGATCACGAGGTCACCCTCGTAATCGTTCATGTCAACAGCAGTGCCGTCCAGGTTGGCAGTGCGCTGCGCGGTAGGAGCCAGGGCAAAGTGCTGGAGCTTCTCCAGACCAGTAGAAAGGATGGCCATGATCAGTCCTCAATAGAAGGGGTGGGTTTGGCAGCCTTACGCACCGGTTTCACCGGCTTCGGCTCTTCCGTCACCTCAACAGGCACGGGCTTCACAACGGCAGGTGCAATAACAGCCTTGCCGCTACCAACCAAAAGATTGCCGTCAGCCTCATTGACCTCGACAAAGGAGCCAGCCGAAACTGACTCCCCCGAGATCATGACTTGACGCAGGATCTCGACCCTCATGATCAGGTGCCGTAGCAGAAGGCGCCGGGCTGCTTAACAGCCACATCCACATCCTGCAGAGCAATCACGCGGACGGTACCGGCGGTAGCACCAGCGTAAGGATCAACAGTCAGATCCAGGCCGGACCACATGCCCATGATCATCATCGAGAAGTCGCCGAACAGAGCGTCGTTGTTCGCGAGCTGGTTGGAAACAACAGCGGGGTAGCCGTTGATCTCACCGTCCTCGAACACGAAACCAGCAGCCACAGCAGAAGCAGACTTGGCGGTCGACTTCAGCGCGCCACGAGCAGCAGCGTTGATGATGTAACGCAGGCTGCCGGCATCAGCATTTGCAGAAGCCACATCGGTTTCCATGCCGATGTACTCCTCAAAAGTCCCGTAGGTGCTGATGGTCTGGCTGCCAATGCCGGTGGTGTTCACCAGACCGAGGGGCTGGTTGCTGGAGCCGGTGCCGTAGATAGCAGCGCGGTCGAGCTCGAGAGCAATCACGCGAGCAAGATCGTTGCGGATCATGCCTTCCACGTCGATCGAGGACTGCAGCAGCAGACGGCGGCTGTAGTCGACATAAGCACCCACGGTCTTGGGCGTCATGTTCACCTGATCGATTGCCTGCTGGCTTTCGGTCGGCGAAGCGTTCTCACCCACCCAGTAGGCAGTAGCAGCAGAAGTCTGGCGGGGAATGCTGATGTTGCCCTGCAGGCCGGTCAGCATGGTCACGCCAGCCTGGGCCAGTGCCAGACGGTTGCGCAGCAGATCGATGAAGCTGCCGGACAGCAGCTCATCAGCCACCAGGTTGCCGCCAGCAGTGGGGGTGCCCACCACCAGATCACGACGCAGCACTTCGTTGGGGATCACGATGCCGTTAGAAGCGCGCTCATACTTTTGAGCAGCAGCTTTGCCGACTTCAATTTCAAACTCGGCAGCCCGACGAGCAGAAGCATCGCTGGGGTTGGCGAGGTAGTTCAGTGCGCGAGCAAAGCTGAACGAACGGGTCTCTTTATCAGAGAGGCCAACATCGTTGGTGGTGATGTCAGCGGAGCGAATGACTTGTTCCACGGGTTGAGTGCCGAGTTTTTCAAGGACAGCAGCACGAGCTTCGTCGATAGTGCGACCACCGTCGATCAGCTCGCGAGCCAGGTCTTGCATCTGGTGCTTTTCGCCCAGTGCATTGATGGCGGCGATACGGGTACGCTCGGCCTCGACGGCCTCGGACCGGATCACCTCCAGATCTGGAGTGTTTTCCATTTCGGGTTCAGGTGTTGGTGATGCGGCGGGGGCCGCTTGAACAACGGTCTCATCAGTAAGAGACCTGCCGATTCCAATCGTAGGGTCAGCAGGTATAGAGACCACACTGACTTCGTAAGGCGACCATCTAGTAGCCACGAAGTCATCTCCGCGCTCTTCCATCTTGTCGATCGAATAGCCGAAGCTGATGCCGCGCAAAATATTATCGCGGACATCATCAAGCACTTCCTGCGCAAACTTGTTGCGCGAGAAGCGCACCTTTACATAGCCGCGCTTCTTGATGCCATCAACCCAGGCACGCTCGACAACGCCAACCACACGATCGGGATCGTGATTGAACAGCAGAGGAGCGCCATCATTCAGCCGGCTGAGATCAGCAGCATCCATCTCGTGGCTCAGCACCTCGTTGCCGAAGTACCGCATCACGGGATACTCAGAGCTGAAGGGGAACTCAAAGCTCCGCTCCTCTTCAAGCGCGCGGAATGAGGTTACCTCAGAGCGTTGAAATTTACCGCCCTCAGTAGCGCGAATCGGATCGATCTTGGTCAGAGTGCTGAAGCGATGCCCAACCATCGTCTCAGTAGGCTCACCATCGCGATAGATCCGAATCAGTGCAGCAGGATCCTCCTCGCTGGCATCAATGCTGAATTCAGTGCCAGGCACACCCAAAGTGCCCTCGCGCATCACATGCTCAATCCGGCCACGAGCGCGACCGCCTGAACTATTCCACGAAACGAAATCCCCCTCTTTAAGCGCATCAGGCGCTGCGCGTTTTTCGGTCACTGTTTCGACCTCAATTTCATCCACTTTAGAACGCTCACCTGTTGCCTCTTCAAATTCAAGCGGCTCATAATCACGCTCACGCAGCCATGCGCGAGCTTCGGCAGCAGTGAAATCAGCAAGCTTGAAGCGAATTGCCTGCAGCTCAGCGCCGCTTTCGCCTTCCTTGATTCCAAAAATGAAATCAACACCTTTCCTGCCTGCGTTATTACGACGCCGGAAACGGTCGTACTGCCCCGGATCACGCAGCCTTGCTGCATGCTCATTCGGATACGGCCGACCTTCCTCGACCTCAGGCCCTTCGTTCATCAGACGCTCTGGAAT